ACAATGTACGCTACGCAGCAGTGCAGTGGGTCCGCCTGAATCGCAAAGGCTGGTCTGAGATACAGACACTGGAACAAGTTACCCGTTCAGTCGGGGTTTGCATGGAGTTGACACCATGCGAATCAGCGCTTTTCCAGTATTGGGAAGTGGATGGCGTCCTTGAATCCATGCGGGGTGTGACCCGCTGGGTGAAGGAGGGGTTACTTCCGGCAGGGGGCCGGATGGACCTCGCTTGACGGTGCCCTGTGCGTGTACCTGCACTCTGTGCCGGCGACAAGGAAGTTAAGCCCCTTGACGTTGGCTGCGGCATTGATGAGTGCCTACCGCCCAGGGAAGACGAACATACACGCAAGTGGGTCAGGATAGCACGGCTGGTTTTCCGTGGCTCCTGGCTGCCATTTGCCCACCATGATTGCACTTGCAATCAGGTGATCGCCCTCAGGAACCGTGTCCTGGGGGCGGTGCCAGCCCCGACTGAGGCTGGTTTGTTAAAACTTCGCAAACAAGCACGGATGATATCGAGGCTGCTGCCGCGTGTGTCCCCCCAAGAATGGTACGAAATGCCGAACTTATATACTGGTGGTAAGAAAGCCAACTATATAAGGGCGACAGATCGTGTTCTTCGGGATGGCTTGACCAAACTATGCGCCCGTATCAAAATGTTTGTGAAGTTCGAGAAATTGAATCCGTCTAAGGTCAATCCTGATCCTAGGGCGATTCAATTCCGCGATCCTAAGTACTGTGTGGCTGTTGGCAGGTTCCTGAAAGCTTGCGAGCATCCACTTTACCAACTGCACGGGGATGGGAGGACACTCCCCCCCACAAGGCTAATTGGTAAAGGTCTCTCACAGGCCGGTCGAGCTAAGCTCCTGGTCAAGAAGATGAGTGACTTCAGTACACCCTGCGTCATATCGCTGGACGCAAGTCGCTTCGATCAGCATGTGAGCCGTGAGCTCCTGCAGATCGAGCACAGTGTATACCTTGCTATGTGTAACGACCCCGAGTTCCGGATGCTACTTCGTTGGCAGTTGGACAACAAGGGTGTGTCCTCAAGGGGCATTAAGTACCACACACGTGGCAAGCGGATGTCCGGTGATATGAATACTGCGTTAGGCAACTGCCTGCTCATGGTCATAATGGTGTCAGCTATTATGAAAGGAAAGAAGTACGACATTCTCGACGACGGTGATGACTGCCTGCTCATTATTGAGCAGGAGTTGTTGCCATGGTGCGAGGAGAATCTTTACGGGGAATTCCTTTCGTTCGGAATGGAGATCAAGCTTGAGAACATTTCGACGACTATTGAGGAGGTGGAGTGGTGCCAATCGCACCCCATCGAGTATGAGCCCGGCAAACACAAGTTTGTCAGGGACCCTGTTAAGGCTCTGTCTTCAGGACTCGGAGGGGTAAAGTATGTTGACTCGGAGCGTGTGAGACGCAAGCTAGTGAACACGATCGGGATGGCTGAGATGGTTTTAAATCTTGGCGTCCCGGTCATGCAATCCTATGCCCAGGCACTCATGCGCAACGCTTCCAACACTCCCGTGAGTTGGCGGGTTCTTCGACAGAGGAGCTCTAAAGCCAGACAATCTCTACGCGAGGACCATGTTACATTGACCGCAGCAGACCCTATGTACTTTCGAGTGCACCAGGAGCTGCGTGCAATGAACATGCGTCAGTTGGAGCGTCTTGACCCTCAACCAATCGCAGATGTAGCGCGAATTTCCTTCCACCGCGCCTTCGGTATTACTGTCGAGGAGCAGCTTGAGATGGAACAATTTCTCGACTCTTGGACTTTCCCCATCACTGGTTGCCAGGATCTTCTGGAGGACTTCGATGTCTCCAGCTGGTCTCTGACGTCAGCATCGACCCCAGAAGCCTGGCCGATGAGGGAATGAGTTCCAAGAAAGTCTCTCCCACCCCGCGCCGGGCCACGCCAATGGCCCCCGCACCCCGCCGCACCGCGGCACCCATGCGCCCCAAGCGGGAGCGCAAAGCCGAGAATCGTCTTTCTCGGCACTACGGCGAAGATTACCACCATGTTGATCTTTCCTCCTCCACCACACTTACTGCACAAGGCAAGCCCATCCGGGTTCGAGCATCTGAGATGCTCCTGTCTTTGCGGGCCCCAGTCGACACGGTCGACGGTGAGTACCAGCGCATCGAGATTGCCATGAACCCCGGACTTCGTGAGTTCGGGTCACGCATCTCCCAAGTTGCCGAGCTGTACGACCGTTACCGCATCGAAAACCTTCGCATCAAGTATTCCCCTATCTGCTCCGCTGTTACACCCGGCGCGATCTTTATCGCGTACACCGCGGATGCAATGGGAATTGCCCCCATTGGGCCGGCCGGTGCGATGGCCAGTGAGTCCGCGATACAGTGCCCTGTGTACCAAAAGTGCAGCCTCGACGTGCACTGCTCGCGAGATGAGTTCTACGTTCGTGATTTGGGCGTTGATTACGGTCAGCTCCAAGTCTACGATAACGGCAAGGTCTTCATCTTCGTGCCGCAGCTTGCTGAGTCCACCCCCCTCGGGCAGCTCTACTTTGAGTACGATGTGCTCCTTAGTGGAACTGCCCCTCGCAAAGCGCTCGACGAAGTCGCGCAGCGAGATGAGGGGTGGGTCTACAACAACACGTTCGAGGAGCGGTACACCACGCCCCTTGCCTTCCCCAAGGGGGCGTTCACAGCACCAACTGTGGGCTACCCCTTCGGGCAGAACTACTGGGCTACTGGTGGTGCCGCCTTCATTTCAAAGCTCGAGCCAATCCCAGCTTCACCCGAAGTTAAGCAGATCGTCTCCACCTGCGTGGAGCCCAGCATCTACAACGCTTCTTCGGTCAACGAGTTCGGGACCGCCCCTGGCGGTTTTAATCAGCTTGAGCGTGGAGTGTCACTCTTTGTTGGTGATGACCTCTATGACTCGGTCGAGTTGCCGAGTCTCAACTACCTCACCCGCTCAGGCGCAGCAATCTACAACCCCGCTCTCCAGGGCACCAATTGCCCTACTGGAGAAAAGAGCGGGCGGTCTGCCCATTATTTTATGGACACTGAGACCGCCCTTGCTGCCGGGTTGCACGAGAAGTATCTGCGA